TATGCGATAGCGTATGCAAGGAGTGTAGAAGATGGCGGCAAAGAAATTGGAAGATCAGTCAAAGTATGACGCCTATGATATGGATGGCGATGGCATTGTCTCTGACTCTGAGATGGCGAAGGCGAAAGAGATCAGGGAGACTGAGGACGCGCTGCGCAAACACTTAGCTCAACTTCGTATGGCCCGATGGACTCTGATTGGTATGGGTGTGTTTACAGCTACAATGTTTTTCATACCTTTGGAGCGCGTCACTGCACTGAGCGACATAAGCAATCTCTTTTATATTAGTGGCGCTGGCATTGTTGGCGCGTTCATGGGCGCAACAGCATGGATGGGTAGGAAGTAATGGGAATATTAAGCACACTGATAGGTCCAGCAACGGAGCTTGCTGGTAAGTTCATCCAAGACAAAGATCAAGCCGCACAGTTGGCCCATGACCTAACGACGATGGCCGACAAACACGCGCAGGAGGCACTCCTAGCGCAGGTTGAGGTGAACAAAGCTGAAGCGGCCAGCGGTTCTGTATTCAAGGGCGGGTGGAGACCATTCATCGGATGGGTTTGCGGCGCTGCATTTGCATACCATTTTGTGTTGCAACCGTTTATTGTTTTTGGTGTTGCGGTTGCGGGTGTAGCCATTCCAGAACTCCCCACGTTTGACATGGGTAGCCTGATGACGGTTATGATGGGGATGCTTGGGCTTGGCGGTCTACGCAGCTATGAAAAGAAACAAGGATTGACAAAATGAGTTACAAACTAGGTAAGCGCAGCCTTGAAAGGTTGATCGGTGTTGATGAACGAATGGCTGCTGTTGTTAAGTATGCAATCAACGTAACTAAGCAAGACTTCTCTGTGATCTGTGGTGTGCGTACCATCGAAGAACAGAGGGCTCTAGTTGCCAAGGGCGCAAGCCAAACAATGAAGTCAAAGCACATTGATGGATTGGCTGTTGATCTCATGGCTTACGTTGACGGTGGTAGGTGGGAGCTAAATCTTTATGACGAGATTGCTGACGCTATGTCAGAGGCCGCGCGTGAGGTGGATGTTCCTATTCGTTGGGGTGCAGCTTGGTCTGTTCCAAACATAGCTCAGTACAGTGAAGGTAATATGGAAGATGCAATGAATAGTTATATTGACTTGCGTAGATCGCAGGGCCGCAGGCCATTCATTGACGGACCCCACTTTGAATTAATGATATAGGAGATAGAGACATGGCTAAACCAGGACTATACAGAAATATTGAACTAAAGAAAAAGCGCATTGCCGCTGGATCTGGCGAGAAGATGCGCAAGCCTGGTTCACCGGGCGCACCAACCGCGCAGGCCTTTAAGGACAGCGAAAAAACCGCTAAGAAAAAATCCATGATGAGCAGGAAAGCCTAGCATGAGCAGGCCACCAGAAAAAACAGGCAGCAGTGGGCGGCGAGCCGCCTTCTTGCAGCGCATGGGGAACATGCCTGGTCCGACAAAGAAGAAAGACGGTACAGATACGCCGTTGCTTAAATCTTTGAAAGCCTGGGGCGCATCATCGAAGGGCGAAGCTGTAGCAAAAGGCAAGCGAATTTCAATGATGAATAAAAAGAAAAGCAGCGCATAAAAAGGTTGAACCAACTTCGTGCGCTGCTATAAATATTTAGTGGGTGGCTTTCATCACAATACAAATCGCTTTGTCCCAATTTGGGCGGTTATTTACCTCGGTGACGTTGCTGCCAAATGCGCCAACATTAACTTCAACGGCCACCCACACGATCACCTAAAATATAACTCCCACCATTGTCATAAGGCCTGCTCCGCATATAAACCCAAATATACAGCCCAAAAATCCTGCTAAGTTGATCCTCTTTTCTACTTCCTCTTCACTCATTGCAAGGCTCCTGGGGTAAGTAGTAGTGCCAATAGCTTCGGTCATACCTTCCAGATGGACCCCTGTACCTTTCAAGTTTTCCTGCGGTAGCCATTGCACTAATGAAACCATTAACACTTTGCGCTGTCATTTCAATATTTTTCCTGTTGAGTTTCTGACTAACCTGCCTTGCTGTTAAATCTTCACCAGGTGTAAAGCAGCCAAGTATCTTTTCTCGAATTTTTGCTGTTGCGTTTTCTTGCTTTACTTTTGCAAGGCTCATAGCCTGGGCAACAGACTCTTGCCTTTTAGGTGGTACTGGAAGGGGTGGCCGTTTTTTCAGCATCGCCATTTCAATCTCAAACTCCATCAAGTTCCAGGCGTAAACGATCTCTCTTTTCTCTGACGGTGTTTCAGCAAGTATCATCTGTTCGATTGCTAACTCTTTTCTAGCTTTTTTTCTATCATTGTAGCTAGAGCTAGGATTTCTTCTTGCTGCATTGTGAGGTTGAACCTGTTTTGTTTCCTGCTGTTTTCTATCATTAGGTTCATCAGTCGCTTTATTCTTTGCAGATACTTTAGCGCCTCTAGCGTTTCTTCCATCTTCATTTTCCCTGTAAGTTTGAAACCTAATGCCGTATTTCGTTGCGGCTCTTGAGATTGTAGTGGGCGAAAGCAGAGTAAGCTCTGCGGCTTGGCCTTGCGTTAAGCCCATATTTGCACAACGGATTATGGCTGCAATCTCTTTGCCCGAAACTTTTACAAAAACCATTTAAAGATCCCCCTCATTTTCAAGGGGTTCTATCTGCCCGCTGCCGTTGCAATTCTCGCAATCGTACATCTTACCTTCAAAGTCACCATGCCAGGTTGAGCTTTTAGGGACCCAAACATCTAATTCGACACGCCCACCACCATCACACTCTGGGCAATCAATAAACTTTTGCATTTTGTACCTCGTATCTATCAGCTTTTTGCTGCTTTTATAATGCCAGGAGCGCCGATTATTTCAACGCCCCTGGTTAATTAGATCAACGCCAGTTGTTCGGGTCGTTGTTCTGCTGCGGCTGCCACTGCTGTTGCTGCTGTTGTGGCTCTGGTTGCCATTGCTGTTGTGGCGGTGGAGCGGGCTGATACTGTTGCTGCGGTGGAGCCGATTGGGCCTGGTCAGATTTACGGTTAGCAAACAAGTTCCAAGATCCTATCTTCGGCCATGAGCGCGGTTCGTCCCCTTGCTTGGCGGCAACGGAAATGTTGATCGTTAGTTGGTGCTGCAATAGAATGTCGTGAACCTGCTCGATAGCCGCGAGCGCAGCCGGATCGCCTTTGCGCTCCTTTGGTTCATTGATCCAAGCGGAAGCTGACATATCTACAGCCTGCCCATTCTCCATAAATCCTTGCAGTTGCAAGCGGTTGTTTCCTAATTGTGGTTTGCTCATAAGATAGCCTTTCTTTTGTTAAACTCAGTTTGTAATTTATCGTATAGTTCGGGGTGCTCCAGGGACAATTTATCTAAGCCAAGGCTATAATGTTTTTCCCATTTACCGAGATCTGCGTGGACCGTAATCGTTTTCAGTTCGGCAATTCTGTCTGCAAGATATTTTTCCGGCCCGTTATCAGAGGGCGGTGCTTGCGGTGTTGCTGGCGCGGGCTGCGGTGCTGGCTGGGCCATTGCTTGTTGTTTGCGGTTTACTGCGTCAAGCTCATTGATCGAGGCATAGGCTCCGCCATGCAGCCCCAGGCTTGCCAGGGCGCGACCAATTGCAGAGGTCTCACCATTTTCAAGCGCGGAAGTTTTATTGACGTTACCCTGGCCGCGTATCTCTTCAGCAAACCCGCTGCCGATAATCATCCCGGCCTCGTTTTTCACCGTTGCTTTGATAACAACCCTAGTTCCATCATCTACAAGGATCTCAGTATTTATACCTAGTGAAATCCCGAAGGCTTTGCGGAAGGCTTCGACCCTTACAAATACCTCAGTGTATTTCTTGCCGCCCCTCTGGACAACGCCATGCGTCCTGTTGAGGTCATTTACTTCTGACATTGCTGTGATTAGTTCACTCATTTGCTAACTCCCGATAATACCTGTGCGCTCCGAATGACATTTGGGTGTTGGTCCCGCCACACAAAACTGTCTTTAAATTGTGGGTCACAAAGTTTTAGGAGCTGTTCCACATTCTCTGTAACCATCATAAGCTTTTCACGGCGCATACACGCTGCAACAATGTCACGCAGTGCAAATTCTAACTGCTCGATTGTTGCCTCAAATACTACATGGCCGATCCGATTAGCATAGACTATTCGCGGTATTTTGCCAGTGATGTTCCAATAACCTGCAATCTGCATAAGGTGCGGCGGCTTGATCGCTTTTGGCAAAGAGTTTGAGCGCGGCGCGTCCGTATCAACAGAGGTGTCCCACTGTGTCTTTAATTCTACAGACCCCTCTTGATAATCTCCATAGCCCAGGTACGGAAGTTGACAGCCTGGGAGTGTGCCGCGAAGCTCGGTCTGTCCAACGATTTTGTTCGCTCCTGCCGTAGCCTCACGCAACCCGGTCA